GCCACGCGACGACCACCCACCGTGACCGGGAGCTGGTAGCCGCCAAACGGCATTGGTTGGTCGGTCTTGCGCAGGTGTTCCAGATATTGACCCATTAGGAAATTCTGGGATGGATTGTTGCCCGATGTCGTTGCTGCCATCGGCACGGCAAACTCATCCAAGAATGCTTTGCGGCCCGCCTGCGGTCCCAGCTCTTTGATGTACTCTGCTTCCAGTTGGCCCATCGCATACCAGTGATCGGCGTTGCCCAGCTCGCCGCCGCGCTTGTAAGCCGCCTCTAGCGCCTTGCTGGTTTCGGGCGAGCCGATCGTCTTCATGTATTCGACAACGGTGTCGAGCTTTGATGGTCCGAGCGTCGACGTGTCGACATTAGCCGCAGGATAATTCGCGGGATCAACGTAGGTGCGCTTTGCTGGATCGAAGTAAGGCGTGTAGCCCTTCTCATTCATGTCCTTCATTATTTTCTCGCGCGCCTTGGCAAACTGCTTTGCCTCGGGCGTCAGCGTCTTCTCGGTATATCCGATGTCACCTTTTGCGAGCTTCTTTGGATCGGTTTGCTCCACCCAAGTGCCTGGACCCATTGCGGGATACTGCTCGGCGAACTGTGGGAACGGTGCATCAACCGGCGGGTTGTTATGTCCAATCCCCGGTCTGGCTCGGCGTATTGCGCCGGAGCCGAGTGTTGCCAATGTCTCTGCCGGTCCCACCATTGGTGCAACGGTTGCGCCAAGCGCAGCCTGCGTCGATGGTCCCGCATTGAAGTAGGGTTCGCCGTAGTGCTGGAGCTTTCCGGCTTCCTCGAATAGAGGCTGCATGCCCTGATCCATGCCTCGGATGGCCTGGGCGGGAACGCCGAAGGATTGAGCTGCGGACACCAGCCCAGGATAGCTGCCGAGTGCTTCCAGAATGTTGGCAAGCGGATTGCTGCCACGTTCGCGGTTTTTGCGTGCGACCTCGGCGGCGCTGCCCAGACTGTCCAGTGTGATGTTAGGCATCAGCGCCTCTGACCTACCGGCGAGAACCGGAACTGCGGTGCGGTGCCGAAGCCGAGCGGCGCGGCCTTGGCCGGTGTTGCGGGCTTAAAGTCGAGGTTGGCGAAGAACCGTCCCAGCGCGCTCGCCAGACCGTCATCCTTGCGCACCAGCTCGGCGGGATCGGTGGTGCCACCTCGGGCCGCCAGCTCGGGGCGGGTGTAGCCCACGGCCTCCGCAGGGGCTCCTGGGGCCGGTGCAGCGACGGTGGTGTTCCAGCCACCGGATGTCAGGTCGGTGGCGTTCATGCCGAGCGGCCCAGCGACGCCGATCGGCGTGGTGTCGGGGCCGGTGTAGCCGACAGCGCGGGCGTAGGGGAGGTCTTGGCGTTCGATGCCGCCGCGCTCCGGGTTGCTGCCTTCGCCGATCGATGTGGTCTGCGGGCCGCCGCCGAAGCCCACCTGACGCCCGGTGATGGGATCTCGGGATGCGTTGCCGGTGGCGAAGTTGGCCGGGTTGGCACCCGCGAACAGGGCCGGATCGGTGGCGTAGTTGCCGACTGCGCCGCGATAGCCGGTGGTGGTCGCCGGGAAGTACGCCCGGTTGGTGAGCGTGTAGTCGAGCGGCTCCCCGCGAGCGGCGGCACGATCGAGGACCAGGGCATCGTACCAAGCTCTCTTTTCAGCCGAGGCCTGTGGTCCGATCTCTGCGGAGCGATTGCGGGCCAGCGTGGCCTGCAGCCCCGGATTGTCATCCAGGGCGCGTTGCAGCCGCTCGCGGGTTAGCATGAGGGAGGGGGCGTCGCGCGCCTGGATGGGGGGGCCTCCTGGCGAGCCACGCCCTGGCCCGGTGACGCTGCGCGGGCCGAGAGCACCGATATAGGGTGCGGTGGGTTCACCGCGGTTGCCGATGTCGCCGAGCGTGCGGAAGACCGGCGGCGCGGGGAAGGTGCCTGCAGCTGCACCGATGTTGCCGAGCGTGTTACCGTAGAGCCAGCTGGGGACAGGCATGCGCTATGTCTGCGTGTAGCCAAAGGGCCAGGACGGCGTCCCCGGCCTGATGACGTTAGGGTCGCGGCGCTGCAGCTGCTCCTGCTCGATGAACATGCGCAGGATGTCCTCGTCGCTGCGCGGGCCGACGTTGTAGGGGCCGAAGCGTTCATCGAACGTCGCTGCGGGCAGCTCACGATAGCGTTGTCCGGTGCTGGCGAGCGTCGGTCCTGGCGCTGCACCGAGATTGCGGAGCGTATTCATTCGTACCAACCGCTAAACGTGCCGTAGAGCCACAGCGTGACGATGAACAGGATCAGCGCGCCGAGCACGCTGAAAGCGAGCTTGGTTTGCCGGTCCATTTTCTGCTTCAGCCGTTTGTGCGCGCATTGGGCAGAGCACAGGCGTTGAACGCGGGCAGCTCGCGCACCCGCTGCCGCATCGCCAGGAACTCGCCCGCGATCTGACATAGCTCCAGCGCTGTCATATGCGGGGGTGCTTCTACGAGGAGGTCGAGCCCGCAGCAGGGCAAGCCGAGCGAGAGATGGATGGTTGTTTCCCCATCCTCGCCGACGCTGTAGCCGCGCAGGCGCGGATAGAGATGCTGGTGATATGTGTCGCGTGGCAGGTTGCTCATCGGTGCAGTGGCGGCCCGAAGACCTGCCATCCGAGCAACAGGAACAACACGAACAGCAGCAGCGCGCTGCCGACAGGTCCATAGCTGCCAATCACGCCGTAGTGCCAAGTCAGATTGAACACCAGCCAGATCAGCATCAAGATCCAGAAGCAAAGGCCCAATGTCATGGTCGCCTCCTATGCCGCCTGCCAGCTGCCTGCAGGACGAGCGCGCGGTCGCTTGATCGCCTCTGTCGTCGCGTAGCGGAGCATCATTATCGCGTATCTCGTCGCCGCCATCAGGTCATCGAACTCCTTGACGACCTTGCCTTCCTTGCGGTGATAGAGCCGGAACTCCTCGAACCATTCGTTGCAGTGCGCGAAGACTTTCAACCGCCCGGTCTGCATGCGACCGAGCATTTCCATCAATCCGGCTTCGACGCCGGAGCCGCCATCGAGGAAAGTCGCCCTTTCGGGGAGCATGTTGAGATGCTGCGCGCGATACTGCGTAGCCAGCTCCATGCCGCTCCCCTTGTCGGAGACAAGACCGTCGTGGGGCCACGCGATAGGTACCCATTCATTCCCCCATGCGCGAATAGTTGCGGCATGGATGATCGGCGTTGATTGTCTTTGCTTGTGGCACTTGGTGACATAGAGCACGTCCTCGTCGCGATCGTGCACCAGCTCGACGCAGGCGAACGGGTGATCCCATCCGAAGTCCAGGCCGCGTATGCGTGCGAACTCGCGCGGGAAGATGCGCGCCGGGATGCTGATGTCCTCTTCCGAGATTGGGAAGATGCGGCCCGATCCGAGCGCCGGGATACCTTTTGCGCGTGCCTCGCGTTCGTGCGCGGGATAACCGGCGATGATTTTCGCGCGCTGCTCGGGTGAGTAGTGAGGGGCGTCGTCGATCGTCATGGTGACGAGGTTGCGGTCGGGGCTGGGCTCGAGCAAAAAGCGGCGGCAGACCTCACTCATCCCCAACAATGGCGTAAACGTCGAGAACACCATGCCACTGGTGCTCGCCACTCGCGTCAGTGCTTCGCTGTAGATATCGAGCGGTGGTTCTTCGTCGAGCCAGACGAAATCCAATGTATCTGCCTGCCACTTGCCTCGGCCCTGGTCGAAGCTTTTGAAGTTGAGCGCGCTGTGTTGCGCCTGCACGTCGCCGTCGCCGCCCCATCGCACGAGGATGCCGTCGAGCGCGTCGGACACGCCGTTGCGCCGGGTCCAGTTGATCAGGCATTCCTTCGGCAGCATGCCGGTTCCCCAGGCGCTTTCGTCGCGCGGGTTACCGACGATCAACCGTTGCACGCCGTCGCGCGTTAGCTCCGCGCTTTCCGAGCCTGCGGTTGCGCGCACGGGGTGATCGAACACTCTGCCGCGCCACCAATCGGGGTAGCGCCCGGTCAGGTGCATGGCGGCTTCTGCAGCTCCTGCCGTCGTTTTGCCGAGCTGGTTGCCTGCCATCATGCCGCGCTCGCGATAGAGCGCGCCGCCGTCGTGGAACTCCCTTTGCTTGG